TACAAGTTAGAGGCGATACCTCAACAGTTGGACATGGGCCAAGCATATCTCTTATTAATTTAAGTGCTCCTAAAGAAACTGGTTGGAGAATATCTGCGGTCCACACCAGCGTTAATAACGGAGATTTAGTTATCAATGGATATGCTGGCGGTGCAGATTATCCTGAGCGAATGCGAATCGACAGCTCAAGTGGTCGGTTGGGAATTGGTGAGTCAAGCCCAAGTATGCGCTTGGACGTTAAAGGGACTGTATCGGCTGGTTCGGGGAGTGACGAAGATTTACAGCAATGGAATATAGGATCTAACAATGTAAAAGCTGAAATCAAATATGTTGATGCCAGCGCCAGTAGAGGTATGCGATTCGGCACATCTACCGATCATGTTTTAGCATTTCAGACTAACAACACAGAGCGGGCACGCCTCGATTCAAGTGGGCGGCTGTTGGTGGGGGCAACTGCTGCTGTCGCTGGCAGTGACGCGAATGGACTACTTCAAGTATCTCAAAACGTCGCCAGTAATACATGCATTATGGTTGCCGAAAATACAGCAAGTAGTGGCAATCTATCTTGTATTCGGGCACGATTCAGAAATTATTCGCCAAACAACATTTTTAACGCATTTTTGCAATGTGATGACAGCACTGCCAGCCGCTTTGTGCTTAGAAGTAATGGGGGTCTTGCAAACTACAGCGCCAACAACGCTAATCTTTCCGACCGCAACGCCAAGAAAGACATCAGCGCCGCTGCCGACACTTGGAATTGTATTAAAGAATGGGAGATCGTTAATTACCGCTACAAGGATCAGCCAGATGACGTTGACCTAAATCTTGGCGTTATTGCACAGCAAGTAGCGGAAAGCTGTCCTGAGGTGATAACTATTTTTCAGGAAGCAAAAGAAGCTACTGAGACGGAACCTGCCCAAGAGGAACGCTTGGGAGTCAAGGAGCAGCAGATGCACTGGATGGCGATTAAAGCACTTCAAGAAGCAATGACAAGGATCGAAACCCTTGAACAGCGTCTATCTGATGCTGGTATCGCCTAGCGGCAACCCGCCCCGTGTTACAGCGGGGCAATTCTATTACTCACTCTCATTAATTAACTAACATGGCTACAACCACCACTTGGAACATTTCACAACTTAACAGAGAAACTGCTGACGGTTTTGTGTTTGTTGCGTACTGATGGCTTGTTAATAAGTAACCATTACATGCTGATGAGAGTTAACGAAAAGAAAAAATTTAATGTAGCTCAAGCTTTACTGCTTGTATTAACGTTGGTCAATACAGCTTCTCTTTTCTATATTGTTTTAAAAGTACCAAACGATATACAGTCGGCGGTTGTACAGCAGTATTATGCTCTTAAGCTTTCTCTAGCAAAAACTTACGACAAAGAGCTCGAAAAGACAGCAAGAAAAATAGTTATTTATATTGATAATAAATTCAAGATAGATCTTCCAGAGCTTTTAGAGCAAAATAAAACAAAATTACCTAAGCAAACGGGTCCTGCATTGTTTGTTGAGTAGTGCCTAAAATACCTGAGTTAGTTGTTAAAAATATTGATATTTTAATCCCGCTTAGTACGTACAGTATTGAAATAAACAGGCAGCCGTTTTTTCAACATCCTCCTGTCACTGTTAACATAGGAGTTCCTTTAATTGATATTCCAGGTTGCGTTCAATCTCACAGGAATTTAAGTTCTTCGAAGAATATCTTAGAGGAGGATGCTAGAGGTAATCAAGTTTTTTGCGATGGCACTTTGCCTTCTTTTACCCCTTTAAATTTTACTCCCGGTAAGTTTATTTACACTTCTCCTGCCTCATTACCTAAATCTGACTTAGGGAGTGAGGAGGTTCCGCTTGCTACATCAATTCCTGATTCTCTACCCACCCCTGCTGTAAAAATAACCAAAGAAAAAGAACCCGTTAGTTTCGATGATACGCCAATCGATTGTCCTCCCAAAGGAGCCTTGGCTGTTGGACAGCGTACAGAAGATCAAACCGCCCTTATTATTGGGTATGAGTGGACAGGCGAAAAATGCATAGCTATAACAGAACCGCTCCCTTTATATGTAGCTATCACAGAAGAGTATTTACCGCCTACTCAAGCTATTAGTACTACTGCGGTCATTGCACTGGTAGCGACGACTTCTGCATTATTGGCAAAGCCACTATCAGAGTTACTTTTAAAACTTATAAAACCACTAATAAAAAAAATTACTAAAAAAGTAGCAGCACTTTCTAATAAACCTCTGAAAATAGAATCTGTGTCTCAGCGAAGACTTCAGCAGCGTGATAGAAATCGAGCTATTCTTGCTTTACGTCGGGCGTTAAATAAATAGAGTGAGTATGTTGTTTTATTTCTGCTTGTGCTGGGTTAACTACTACATCAGCACACACCTTAAAAGCAGGTGATTCAGGATGAAAACTTACACCTTCTTTTAACAACTGTGAACAGTTACGTAGACGGGCAATCTCAAAATCTAATCTTCGATTTGCTAATACTTGTTCTTGTAGTTTTATCTGTACATCCGCAGCTTCTTTGCAGCGTCTTTGTAAGCTGGTATCCAAAGGAATAGAAATAGTGGCGGACAAACCGCCATTCCAGCTGTAATTTGATTTTTGTCCAGTTCGCACAGGAACCTGATACAAAATCGCACCGGGATTGTCTAAAATTCCGTCTTCGTTTAGATCGCTTGTGTCATATACCGGACTGTTGTAATAAGGTTCATAGGGTTTTTGAAATGAACCTGTACGTGTCAAGTATGGGCTCAGGTTAAAAACAGGACCTTGGCAACTAACACCGTTTCCATAAGTATTATTTATGTATGGTCCTTGTAACACCTGTATTGCTTGGTTGGTCACCGACCCGGAGCTATTAGCAACTGGTGCTGCAGTGGCACTGACTCCTCCCACGTTTCCGGCATGTGCATTAATAGGCAGAAAAAATGCTGCAGTTATTGAGAAAATATAGAGGTGCTTTCCGTGACGCTTTTTATCTCGGTTTTTCTTTGAATAATTGTTTGATTGCTGAGACCCGGTCCTTGCATCGTTTCTGTGAACTGAAAAGCAGCCCCTGGATTTGCTAGTGTCCAACTTGGTTTTGTTGCTGGATTCAGAGTTGTCCATGTGCTAGTTATGCCTTCTACGGTGTTGCCGTTTGTCGCTATGGCTCCTGGAACTAAGCTATTTCCGGAGTGTTTTATATTAGTACCTGTTACAGAATACTGATACCCAGTATTGTAGTCAACTGAATTTATCACTTCTGTTACTACACTCGTTGTCTCACTTTTTGAAGTTAGACTTCCTTGAGTAAAATTAGGCACTACAGGCACTGCGTGTATAGGGGTTCCTAGCAAAAACCCTATAAGCACAAGCAAGCGCTTCATTTATTTGACCGTAACGTCACTGACGTACTGACCCGTAGCGATGGTTCCAGCTCCGCCTGCGATCACTGTGATCGCTCCTGATGTGCCGATTGTGCCTGCTAATGTCCCTGCTGTACCTGCACTGGTCGAAGTAATATTACTAAAGTTCGCCACAGCTCCTACAGTAGGAGCTGCAGTGGGGACTGCATCCCCTTGAGTAAAAGAAGAACTGTACGAGAAGGCATCGCCAGGTGTTTTCTGACTGGCTGAAATAGTACCCGGAGAATATATTCCACTGGTGATCGTTCCCGTCGAAACTGTTCCTGCAGTCGTGCCGTCGGTTGTATTTACACCCGCACCTGCAATTGAAAGTGAGGATCCAATCCTAGTAACATTAGTTGCAGCAGCGTCAACTTGTAATTGAACAGAACTTTGTAATTTATGTGATATATCAGCCCTTGCAGGCAGTGCCATAAGGGCAAATAACGCAACTAAACGCCACATTTTTATGCTTGCTATTTGTGGGTTAATTTTAGCATCGAGGACATACGGAAGTAAAATATATACTATGAGTAACTCCGGGCATAGATTGAAAGAGAGCCTCTCTACGTTAGTGCCAGCTGGTGTGCTCACTTGGGCGCTTGCCATGCTGACGGCAAGCTACATGGGTGCAGCAAAGATTGATGCTGCTTTTATTTCGTCATTAGTAACCTCCGTTTTAGCTGTTTACGGTGTTAGTCGAAAAGACGACAGTGCAAAAGGAACAAAAAAGCCTATAGTCGAGGAAAAGAAAGCACCTAGTATCCCTAAATGATTGATCTGGCAGTGGGATCTGTTTTTGCGTTAGAGACAAAAACAGATGCACTGCTTCTTAAAAGACCAGTCTCCCGCTATAAAATTAAGTCGGGAGAGAAAGCACGTGTCCGTGCAGCACGCACTCTTCCGAATTGTGAAATACTTGGCAAAACAGAGCAACATACACACATTAAATGCGGACTAGGCAAATGGTGGATTGAGAATAAACTATGGAGGGTTAAAGCTGAGACTGAAGAGCGTGAGTATAACTGCGTAATTGAGGGGGATTTGCATTATCTTCCTAATTTTCCTTTTTTCAGCAACAAAGCGCCTTCAGTGCATTCTGTTGACTATTTTTTCTGTCAAGTTGCTTGCTTGGCGATGTGCCTTAAATATCTAGGATTAGGTAATATTCAAACACATGAACAATATTTAGAAGCAGCAAAAAAACACCATGACGGTCGGCATCATTACTACAATCGACTAACCCTGTTGGATCTCGGTGTAAGCGCTAAACACACATGCTGTTTGGGTGCTGACGACATCAAAGACTTAATTGATAGTGGGATGCCTGTTCCCTGCGCAGTTGTTGTTCGTGGGCACTGGACGTCTCCGCATGGACTGGCGTATTACGTAGTTATCTACGGTTATGACAAAAACGATTGGCTATGCATGGACCCCTTTGGTGTAATAAGGCAGGATAAAGGAGGATGGACCGACAAAGGAGGTGATTGTGGGAAAGAAGTGCGCTATAGCATGGAGAAAATGGATAAAAGATTATTCCATGGTGGGGGATATAGCGCATGGGGGTGGGTGAATTTTAGTAGATTGTGAGCTATACTCAAAAAAACCAAGCCTTACTATGCAAGACATAATTCTCGATACGGAAATAAAGCTCAAAGAGCAGCAAGCCTCTCTTGCCGATAAGATTAGGTCGTCTGAAGAGTCTTTGATGCGGGAAAAAGAGATGTATCTGAAAGTTACAGGAGCTATTGAGTGTATCTCAATTGTTCAACAGCGTATTTTAGAAGAATCTCCTAAATTGCCAGAAGATACTTCAGATTCAACCGAAGCATGCCCTATTGATTTTGCGTTAGGCTAATTAAGATGCTCGGAGAGTTGAATAAGGGACGCTACGCCGCACTTGAATTGATTGCTGAAGAGCTGCGATATCCTAGTAGGCAACTGCGTTTAGACGCTATTTTCAAGGATGTACCTGACGAGGATTTGTGTTGGGTATCAGAAAAACTGCATTATTTTCTTTTAAAGCTTTTGGAGGAAGCTGATTATGATCCTGCAGAAGAAGAGTCAGCTCTCGACGCAGTTGGGCTAACAGATTAAAGAAGTAATCGGGAATACAGGATTTGAACCTGCGACATCCGCCTCCCAAAGACGGCGCTCTACCAAACTGAGCTAATTCCCGGTGCTCTCTGAGGGAATCGAACCCACCTCAGCCGAATTATGAGTTCGGTGCATTCACCAGATTGCTAAGAGAGCATCCTAGACACTTTACAGCTTTTCCCAGTACATAGGGTCCATTACCCAATGTTCTATGTCACCACTGCTAGGGGCTTCTTTACTGACCACAATTAAATCATAAGAAACAGAGAAACGAGGGCGTCCTCCATAGTATGTTGTTACAGAATGTTCTAGTGCTGATGGAAATAAAATGAGTCTGTTTTTCACAGGAGGTAAGCAAACTTCTTTGTATGCGAGGTCAGTATCTTCGAACACAATCGGAAGTAAATTCAAACAGTTGTCAGACTCCAGTCTTAAACAACCGCTATTATTTAAGGGTTCGTTTAGATAGTAAACGCAACTAATAACCGAATTTTTGTGTGCATGTGACGGGATATAGCCTTCGTCTGCACAAATTACTGGCCATGCTTTCTGCGCGTATACAGATACTTTTTCCAGGTCAACGCCTATTTCGCACATGTAATGCTCACATGCATATTTTATTTGTTCATTTAACCAGTAAAATTCAGGTTGTTTGTGCAGAAGAAATTCATTATTTACGTCACCGGTGATATTTGCAACTGTTTTTGCTTTTTCTTTTGTTGAATTGTAAAATTTTTCCACATATCTGAGCATTTCTCGCTCAACTTGTGCAGGCGGATTTAGTTCTTCAATAAAAATAGGCGTTGCAAAAGCCGATAAACAGGGCATTTTAAAAAAGTGTCGAAGTAGTAACGGAAAAGGTCAGCCCTTTATGTCGCTGTTCTCTTTGGAGCTTAGCGTACAGGGCAAGTTTATGCAGCCTAAAGTTTTTTCAGAGGCAGGGATACACACGTGTTTCATTGCGAGCAGGATCTATTAGTTAATCTCATTGTTCTCAGTCCTAAACATGCTCGTCGAAAATTTAGAAAACACATCTTTGAAGCCTGGGATTGGAGCTGTGCCTATTGTGCACAGGAATTAACAGAATCTTCCGCAACCATTGATCACATTTTGTCCAAACACAGAGGCGGTCACAACGTGCGTTCCAATATGTGTTGTTGTTGCAGCAGCTGTAATAAGGCAAAAGGGTCCATATCATTAGATGATTGGTACAATATAGATAATCCAAAATTTACAAAAGAAAGGTTTGATAAAATCAAGGAGTGGATGGAGCTAAAACCCTGCTCTATAAAGCTTCCGGTGCCAGAAAAATCAACCGTTTATCAAGAAAATGAACAAAAAACCAGCCGGATCGCGGCCTGACCCTGAAGAGTTTCTTGAAAAGTTCATGACTGGACTTCAAGATTCCCGTGTTCAAGACCCAGGAAATTTTGCGTTATATGGTATGCCAAGTGACAACATTGCTACAAAAGCTGCCACAGGCGTAATAAAGGTTTGATATGGCTGATCGAGCGAAAGCAAAAAGGTTAGCTAAACAGAGGATGAAGTGCAATAAGCCTAAAAAAACACCAAATCACCCTACAAAATCACATGTAGTAAAAGCCTGTGAGGACGGTAAGGAGAAGCTTATTCGTTTCGGGCAACAAGGCGTTAAAGGCGCAGGTAAGAGCCCTAAGACAGCAAAAGAAAAGGCTAGAAAAAGCTCTTACTATGCGCGTCACGATGCTCAAGATGCAAAACCGGATAAAATGTCTGCTCGCTACTGGAGCCACAAAGTGAAGTGGTGATCAAACAAGAGGCCAGCTTCTCCACCATTTAGTGATTATGTACTTCTCGCCACTAGTAGGTGGCAAAGCTTCGTGCATTGTTTTTCTATTTACTTTTCCATTTTTAAACAAATTATTCCATGTAATTAGTGTACCTTTGCGTGGTTTAATTTTGGCATTTAAATATTTAAAGTAAGTTTCTCCTCCTTCTTTTACGTCATTTAAGTAAACCATAGTTGTCCATGTTCTTTGCCCCATCCACTCGCAATAACATTTATAGTGCTCAGACCAGCGGTCAAAAAAGTCCCAATGCTCTTTAAAAAGCTGTCCTTTAGTGTATTTTTGTCCTTGTATTGCTTCCCCTAAAAATGTTTCTAAGCCCATAAATTCACAAATTAAATCGTCAATTGCCCTGCATGTTTCATTGCTAAGTCTGTTGAGATCAGCAGAGCTGCTTGTCCTGGATTCTGAAATTTGTCCTGTGTCTTTTGCGTCAGAAACAGTTGAAGGGACTAGGCCTTGATCGATCATTTCAATTAAGGCATCGCATTCAGAATCAAGAAGAAAATGTTCTTTTATGTAGAATTGAGTATTTTTGTAAGGAAACGCGACTGCTTTTTCGTCAAGTTTTAAATCATAGAGATAGGAATAGTCAAGTTTTTTGGGTTTCTCTTTAAAAGAACACAGTTCTATTGCACGTCTTACATCATCGTCAGACCAGTCGTACATCTCTTGCCATTCTCTGCATAAACTGGTTTTGCTTACCCCGCCTACAGCACGTAGCATAAATGCATTAATTTGATCCGTCTCAATCGTCATGGCTTACCTTGCCTAAACTCTATAGAGAAGTTTAAAGGTGTTCATGGTAGTTTTCATGTTGCTGTTTATGGTGTTGTACACCAGCGCATATTACGTGAGCATGTCTAAATTACGCCAGTCCAAGACTTGGAAGTACCCGCCTTACGCTCATATGCGTAAGCGCCCTGAGTAGCTACAACTCTTTGTTGCTCTTTAATTCAGCGCTGTTAGGATAATCTGTAAGGTTAAGGCTTACCATGGATGCATTAAAGCTTCCGGTGGACGTGGAATTCCAGATCCACGCAGCATCATTAGCAATTCAAAATCTTGATCGTGAGGATCTTGAAGAGGCATTCGTTGAAATGCTGCACCAAAAAGCTGTGGATCGCCAGATGTTTCTAGGCGTGCTCAAAGATCACGGCATTGATGCCGATATCTCTTTTAATTTTTCAACTATCGGACAAGTTTCCTAACTACCATGGCTACTCGCATTATTCAAGGTACTCTTGATACCTTTTCTGTGGACGCAGGTTCTGACGTGACTTATGAAGGGTCTACTTCCGCAGGTGACAGAGGGTTGAATATCCGTGGTTTTAAGGTAAACCCTTCTTCTACTGGGGACATTACAGTCGACCTGAGCGCAACAGTAGGTGTCAACTCACTGGAGATCTTCAAAGACAGTGACTACACTTCAGGTTCCGCTCCTACAGGCTACCAACGCTTTTTTGATATCTCAAAAGCTGGAAAAGGTAAAGGCGTAGTCGGTATTACGGTAACAAGTGCAAGTGACGACTACATTGTGCTTTTACGCCTCGACGGCTATTCTGAAGTGAGCTACACAGGAACGGTTGAAGTCCCATAAAGGTTCTAAGTCATCCTCTTGGGAAGGATTCCCATTCCTTACTCAAAGAGGCATCAATCTTATAAAAGCATACACACAGCCCCGTACACCTATTGGTATGGAGCGTTTTGGTGCTTATAAGGAATATGGAGAGAGTATATGGCGTGTCGGATATGGGAGCTCAAAGCTCGGTGAGCGTCCTGTATCTGGTAATGACAGGATAACGCAGGAAGAAGCGCATAAGCAGCTTGTAGAGGATTTAAAAGAGTTTTCACAGGCTGTTTCCCTCTATGTTTATGTCGGGTTAAACAGAAACAGACGTGCTGCTATTTTGAGTTTTGCTCACAGCATAGGTATCCTTGCGTTTAGCAAATCAAAACTATTGCAATTAATCAACAGACATGCTTCTAAAACAGAAATTATATCTGAGTGGAGCCCATATATAAATCAGTATTGGCTGTCAGGTGGGGACGTACTTAAGGATAGACGAAAGTCAGAACTTCATATGTACCTTGCTCCTGACAAGAAAATCCCTACTTTTACAGAGCACAAGTGCTCGTCTAGTATTTGCCTATTGAACCTACCTGAGACTTATAACGGTGCCCCTAATCAGATAAAAGCTATTGAGTATCTAGAAAAAAAATTTAAAGAATGGGATCCGACCGGTCATTCTTTACGTCGCTTTTATCGTCTTTGGGCACAGACACCTGCCGGTCTAGGACAGCACTCCCGAGTAAAGGAAATGTTTTTAGAAGATCTATCGCGTCAAGAAGAGCAATCTCAGGGGTGTAGTGATGTATAAAGTCTTCATAATCCATGTCATCCTCTGTTCAATGCGATTTTCAAAAGAATAAGATATCCTATAAGATCCATAATAACGTCTTCGTCGTGACTCAATAAATCAGAGCCAGACTTGATTCTGCTCAATTTATCATCAATACGTACTAGAATTTGCTCAACGGCTGTGCAATTACTAAAAATTCTTGTTGGATTTAGTGCAGAATCGCCGTATTTTTTATTTTTGTGTAAAAGAAGCTCTTTCACATCATCACAAATTTGACTGATCTGTCCTTGCGTCTCAGTGAGGGTCATTAGAATAAAAACATGCAATTCCAATCTAGCGATTCTTACACAGTAGACAAGCGTTATCGCAATATGGGTAACGCTACCAATGATGGAACGGCTCTGAGTTTTCTAAAAAACTATGAACAGTCAATGGGAAAACAAATTCGTTCCCAGAAGCGCCCAAATTTAGAATCAGAATTACGCACAGAAGATCGTTTTGTTTTCCCTGAAGGGACATTTAGAAATATGTTTACAGCTAGTTGATAATTCTGCCGATATTTGAAAAAATTTCATTAAAGCGTTGGGCTTGGTCAAAACCATACTCCAGCTTAGGAAAATAAACAAAATAACCCCAATGCAAAGGTGTTTTAAACCTCCACAGCCCCTTACCATGGATTAAGCGTGCACGTTTAGCAGGCATGCACACCGGCAAATCCCATAATTCTGGACAAATTCGCATCATTTCAGGCTGTACCGTGAAAAACAAAGCCTCTGAAACATTACGCAGCTTCCATTCTTTATATAAACGTTTAAACCAGATTACTGATGGAGAGCTTGTCCCTGTTCCGCCACGTGGGGCCCAACGCCATTTACCAGTTTCTTTTTTAAGAGAGTAGCGTCCATAAGTAGGCGGAAAAACGTATGTTGTCCCAAACCAAGGACTTTCTATATTGATGCCATCTTCTTTTAGCGTATATGCTGTTTTTGCGCGAATAAATTCTTGATTTGCTTTATAAGTTGTACAAGGATCTAGATCAATATCACCTAACAAGGCGTCTATATAAGGTAAATACTCGGTAGGTGTTACCCAATCTTCTTCTATATGCGCAATTTTACCAAAAAAGCCCTTTCTTTGTCTCCAGGGGCGTCTTTTTTCCATCAGAACATCATGAATCCGTTGCCGTCACTGTCGTGTTTGTAGTGTACTAGCGCAAGTTCTTTATCGTCTTGAATAAGAAAAAGTGATTCTTTGTCTGGTTCGATTACTTCCGCACGTCTGATAGCACTTTGAAAGACTTCAGCTAACTGTTCATTTTCTTTATTGTCGTTCAACCCTGTAATCAAGCCGTCGACCGTCAGATAGAACATACTCTCCTTATCTTCTGATTGCGGTTTAAAGACCATGACCCCAGGTCCTTCAAGTTTGTAGAATTTAGCGTAATAATCACACATATCTGCGCAAATGCGCTCAATTGAGAGCTTCATCAGCGTCTGCTCTGTTTCCCCTACAGTCCCCTTCATAAGGTGGGTGAGCATTTTGTTGCGTCGGCTTGTCATAGTTAAAAGTGTTTCCGGTAGTTTAGCAAGCTTCGCAAGCAGTTACTTTTTCTGTTTCGTCTTTTAATTTTATAAAATTACTGAGGCCTGAGCGTTTTAAAGTCTCCAGTAATTTTGGCAACGGTCTGTACAGTACCACTGCTTTTTGCATGTTGCCTATTTTCTTTATGAGCTTTCCATCTTTGTCGCGCAGTTTTGTCAATTCTTCCTGTCTTATGAGGTATTCAGCCACACAACGGTAGCGTCTTTTTTCTGACAAGTTAATTTCAGGATAACGGTCACAGATGGTGCTGATTTTCATATCGCTGAAAGTTATCCGAATTTGATCCGCAAGGGAAAGACCTAAAACCAAGTCAGAAGTGCTTGTCTCGTAGCTGCAGACGAGCTCTAGATAACGCTGTAGATCTGCAGTTTCAAAGCTTCCTGATGGGGGGATGAACATTTCGACTTGTTCCGACAGAGA